AGGTTATGAGTGGTTGGATTTTATCAAATTCATTCGAGAGATGAAGGGGAAGAGGGACAAACTAACTGCTGAAAACAAACAACTCAAAGAGAAACTAGAAAAAGTAAATGACAAACTAGGCAACGAACTACAGGTGCTAACACTAGAGAATGATATTCACAAACAGAAACTAGAGAAGGTAGAGAAATTAGTTGATACTATAGTTTTTGAAAAGACTCTCAAAGAGAACTTCAAAACAATACTGGAGGAAAAATAATGCCTGAATTTAATCTCGATGATTGGCCTGATGATGGCACTGACTGGGATGGAGTCCATGACCCAACAATGAAAGTGATCTTATCTAATAAAGATAAACTTGATAAAATTACTGCATTTGCAAAGACTCTAGCTTACTCTAATTCTCACATATCTTGGCAACTCAAAAAACTACTGCAGGCTTCACCCAAATGAGCAGTACCTATCAACATGTCTGCCAGTTTTGCAAGAATCCATTTATCAGTGGGCATCCAGTTCAAGAGTGCTGTTCCAGGAAATGTGCCAACATGTACAAAGTACAACAGAAACTCCTCACCAAAACTCTTTAAATGTAGAATAAAGTAGACAGGTTGCTTGGCTACCAAGAAGAAAAAGAAGATTGTTAAAAAAAAATCAGTTGCTAAAAAATCAACACCTAAATCCAAACCATGGATCAGGACTCAGAAACGCAAATCCACCATTGAGGAAGTAGATCCCACCCGTCCACACATCAACATCATGTCTCTTGGCGAATCCAAGGAATTAGAGTTTGATTACTTCCCAAATCTAAATACCCAAGGTCTTTCAGGTAATCGAAAAACTATGATTGAAAGTTTGAAGAATGGAACTTACACTGCAAACATGGCAACAGTTCCATACACTGCTGAAGTTGAAGAAAAAAACAACTACCTCATCAAAGCAGAACCAACTAACGATGATTTTATTTCAACTGAGAAAGATGTATTTGAATTCTCAGCAGAAGTGTATCAAAAACAGAGACAACAATCATACACTAGACTTGAAACTATTTTAAAACAATACAAACATTCCAATATCCCATTACTTCCAAGATATTATCACAATCCTTTACAATACTATGATCACATCCTACTTGCAGATGCATATGTAAACTCATTTCAGGGAACCGTCATTGACGCATACACTGATTTTATTATGCCCAAGACTCTCAAACCAGTTCTCAAGTTACGCAATCCAAACAAGCATGGAGATTCACAAGCACAACAAAAACTAATTGAACAGAACAGTGAAATCATTGACAAGCTAATTCAGGTGGATGATTGGTACTCTGACATGGGACCAAAAGAGATTGATCCTTTCATGGACATGCCACTGCAAATTAAATTCAAAGCACTCATCACACAACATCTAACATTTGGTAGAGATGCATTAGTTTACGAGCATTGGGAACATCTACCACATGTTACAATAGATGGTAAAGAGTACAAAGACATTCCAAATGCGTTGAAACTTGTACACCCAATCGACATGGGAATGATTGAGCTTGATGAATACACATGGAAACTTGGTGGCATGTACATCTACAACCAACCTGCATTCATTCCAGCTCAAGACATGCTGTATCTGGTTAACCGTTATGCTTCACCACTGATTGGTTCGTTCTACTATGGCTTTGCAATGGGACAACGCTCTATAGATCCTGTTAGAGTGTACAGAAGAATACTTGCACAAAACTATCAACAGTTCATCCGAAGTTCTCACAGTGGCATGGGAGCATTTGTGTTTGACTCCACTGGCTATGATGAGGAAGTAAGAAAGAAAATCAGAACCACAATCATAAATTCCTACAAAGCAGGTGAGATTGCAGTAATTGATTATGCAAACATTAAGGACTTTAAATTTGAAGAGATGAAGATTACTGTTGACATTGGAGGACTGGTCCAAGTGCAGGAAGCAATGGTTAAGATAATGATTGGTGTAACTGGAATGCCACAGAGTCTAATCTATGGTGAAGGTGATGCAAACCGCTCAACACTTGTTGGAAGAATTGTATCATTCATCAACAATCAGGTTGCACAACTTAGGACATCCATTGGTTCCCAGATTGCAGCACAACACTACATGCCAAACTTTAGAATTCTCTACAAGGAAGACAAAGAGAAATTGGAGATGTTCTACATTGACGTAGAGTTTGAGGAAGCAGAGCTAGAGACTAGAGCAGAGAAGGTTGAAAGACTACTCAGTGAGATGGAATTATTCCCATACAAGCCCGAGCACATTGGTGAGGAACTTGGAGATAAGGACTACATGGCTAACATCGATGAGGATGCAATCAAACAAAAGAAAGAGATGGCAGAGCAAGGTCCAGCAGGTGGTGCACCATTTGGTCAGAAACCATCATCAAGGGACACATTCACAGTAAAAGGTCCAGGTGGAGAAACAGCCAAGGTGTCTTCACGTAGCTAATGGCTCAGGAATTCCTACCACTAATCAATGTAATCGCATCACCTACCAAAGTTTCCAGAGGACAGATGATTAGCATCTCAGTGAATATTGTAGAGAAGACCACGTTGGAACCAATGCCGTTTGATGTAATCTACATGGAGATACTAGACGACAAAGGAGTTCCTGTTTGGCCACTATCAACTATTGAAAAGAATTCTGCAACTCTATCCAAACTAATCTCTACAGCAGAGATGAAGAAAGGAAAGTACACTGTTAGAATCACTCCATCCAAATACAGAAGACCAATTGGTGTTGCAGAATTCGAGATAGAAGACACTGACATGACATTGATCCCACTGATACCCCTAGCTTTGATGGCAGTACCTTCATCAACTTCACAAGAAAAAATTGAAAAAGAGTTTGTAGAACCACCACTTCCTCCAAAAATTGCTTGGCTCATATACAGAACTGAGAAAGATTCCAGAGTGTGTCCAATTTGCAGACCACATGAAGGACAGTTCTTCAGACCTGATGATCCGAGACTAATTAGAATTGGTCCACCAGAACTGGGGGGGAGATACACACTACAGATGCAGATGCCATTATGATATCATTACAGCAGAGCAGGAACGAAAACGTCTTAATCCAGAATTTGAGATGAAAGCTCAACAAGTCTTCAAGGCATACATGGCTGCTAGAGCCTACTGGCAATCTTTAAAAATTGTACCACCTACCAAAAGATAATGTTGTCACAGTGCCAGTTGATGGCTTCCTATGTAATTAAAAACAAGATTCAACACTACCATGGAGCAGTACAGATTGACTCCAAAGAAGACTTGGAGATTCTAAAAAAATTCCAGGGAAAGGAAGGCTTTTTCATCAAGAAATTTCTAATCAGTGACAAGTTCAATGCAAACCGTTGGCGAGTAACATGGGATGCAATACTGCAGGATGTCAAAGGATTTGAAGGTCAGCCCATAGTACTGACTCCTGACAAAGATCACCCACCTGTTGCAATACAAGATGACTACAAGGTAGGTGAGATTCTAAAAGTAGAGATTGATGAAATGTTCCATAAGGTGTATCAGTATTCAGAGATTACAGATCCTACTGCACAACAAATGATACTTGATGAGGAGATAGAGTTTGGTTCCCCAACTGTTGTCATATTTGATGAAGCTACACGAGCTGAAGTAGAACTTGGTGATGGAAGAATTGAAACTACACTCCACAGATTCATAGCAGCACAGGATGCACTGGTTGGAAATCCAGCATATGGTAAAGAGGTAGACAACATTCCAGCAGTATGCACTGGTGATGGTCCAGGATGTGCAATGAAACTTCTCTCAGTCAGTGCAGCAATTAATGATGATAACACCAATCAACTTACCATAGTTCCATTTGTAAAGAAGACAGTCAACAGCAGATACTCTTCTGAAGACTTGGCAATCATTGTTGGAAAAATACACAATGCTCCAGAGGCTGACTTGGATTCCTGCGTTGAAAGAAAAATCAAGATACTATCTGATGAGCACACAGACTGGGATAACGACAAAATTGTTGCAGTTGCATTCTCTTACTGTAGGGAGTCAGCAATGGAAGCAGAGTTCTGCACTACTGACCTTGATAATCTAACCAATAAAGAAAATGAATTCAAGTTCAATTTAGAGAGTTTGAGTGATAAACTAAAAAATTAATTCTGATGTGACTTTGATCTAAGTGGTGTAGTACAACATGGGCATATCAACAAAGTTGTCAACAAAAATAATGCACACATAGAACACCATTTGTAACCTCTGGCATATGCTCCTCTAGGGTAAGTAGTTTCTATATCATCACAAATTCCTAAACAACCTCTACCCAAAATTCTTCCCCATCATCTCATAAACCTGTGGTAGTGAATAACAAAATCCTACATGCTGGCATGTAGACTTGTTGCACAAATTACAATATAGGTGTTTTTTGTTATGAGAAATTTCTACAGTGATCTCTGCAATCCTGTTTTTGATGTTGTCTTTTAAGATAACTCTGTCAGTTTCAACAGAAACTTTTTCAATCTTTGGCATAAATTTGATGAACACCTTATCTCTCTGAATCATAGTGTTAATTGAACTGACAATATAACCAGAGAATGAATCTATGCCATCCATACGTAGTTTATCTTTGATAGTGAAATATTTTTCCTGAAATCTATCATATACAGACTCTGAAATTGTAATAGATTTGAATCCTTTCTTGGGCATTATTTCACAAGCTCCAAAAACAATTTTCCCTTCTGTGTTAAGTGATACACCATGAGGAGTTTAGGCTTCTTAGTTAACCCTCTACCATTTGGTATTATCAAACCTTGTTCAACCCAATAAACAAATTCCTTATCTTTACAAAATTTCAAATACTTTAAAAAAGCATTTTTGAATTCTATTCTACTTTCTTGAAATATTTGATTAGAGTGTGCAGGTTTTTTTGTAAGAATTTCCAGTATCTCGGTGATTCCTTCCAACGCCAGACTTACAGCAAGAAAACTGATTCTTCTATGCTTGGTTACCATCATTTCATCAAGTCCTTTCTAAAGAACCAGTTGTTTGAAAATCCTCCACTAGCACCGTGCCAACTGAAATCCATCAGGTTCATGACTCCACTCCATCTATTTTTGATTGCTGGAAATGAGTAGTTGTGTTTTGTCATGTCAACACATCCACGTATTGATTCAGTTTGACTAGTAGTTGTTTTTTCACTCTTCTGACTGTAGGTCTTGGAACCATTAACTCATCTACTACATAGGTGATGATATCAGTTTTGTTAAAGTCTGGGTGTTTTTCAACTGCTCTCAACAATTCAGTTTCAATCAGTGTGTCTTGTGATGTTAGAAGAGTCATTGTTTCTTGGCTTTCTCCATGGCTGCAATTGCATTGACAGCATATGCAATTCCCAAGTTTGAATACATCTGCTTCTCCTGACGTACCATGTCAGTGAGATCACTATTTGATGGTGCAGTAATCTCTACATGCTGTCTCAAGAAGTTTTGCTGAAGCATCATTATTGTTTTTTGGTTGTTAGATTGCTCTTGTTGTGTAAATTCTACATTTACTGGAGGTTTGTTGTCATCTAAATTTCCAGACATTACAATACCTTCTTGAGCATCTCATTTACTACAGATGAATATGATACTGATTTCATCCGCTTTTTAATGAGATTTGACTGACGAATTCTGAGTTTTTTGTCTATCTCGGTATTCATCACTATTGTTACTCTTTTTCCCATACGAACTTATGAACAAAGGACTATAATAAAGTAGTGCCCAATGGGTACATTTTATATAAAAAGACTACGCTTTACCATTC